TTTTGAGGAACAACTTGTATGGTACAACTACATATCGTCTTCCAGACCGCGCTTCTCTAAGAAAGAGTGCCCAATCCTTACCTCGTGCGTTATGCATGGCTTGCTTAAGGTCGGCATCTTTCAAAGAGAGGCGCTTCTGGTACTTGCACTCTGGAGCGAACTCCACAGGCAGGTCTACTACATCAGGAACATCAAAGCCTCTAGGTCCGGTTCTTTTTCCTCCCAGATCCCTAGCGACTTCTCGCTCCCAATCTTTCCATTGTTTACTCCGGTTGGGTGGCAGACTCATTCTGCTCGTCCCCCGGATCAACATCACGCTCAAAAGGAATCACATTATCAGGCGTCTCGTCCAGATCGTCCTCCCAACGCTTAATCTCCATACCAGACAGACGACCAACAATCTCTTGCGTCTGCTCACCAGCAGCAACAAGAACCATAGCCTCCTCATCCTCTGTAAAGATATAGAACGGCGCGTCCATCACAGCACGAACAGTAAGAAACTCTAGAACGCCAGCGATCTGCTCACCAATAAGATCAACATCACCATCGGCCTGCATGATCAACTTCTGCATCGGAGTCAACTCAATATTCTCTACATCACTCATACTACACCCCCTTTCAGAAGTGAATCTCAGTTGGTACAATACTGATACCAGTATCGGTATCTCTAATCTCTACAGCAGTGACTTCGCCTGCTTGCTTGCGGCGAGACTTGAAGTGAATCAAGTTGAAGGTTCCGGGCGCTACAGCCCTAGCCTCCAAGCCACAATCAACGGCAGCGCCAATATCACTACTGCCACGAGTACGAACATAACTAGAATTGGCCTCTCCTTTGTTCGTGTGGTGCAATACCATTATAGCAGCACCAGTCTCCTTTGTCAAAGCATTGATGCTATCATTAAACAACGCAGCCATAGCACCAGCATTATTCTCATCCTGCGTATGCAAGCGGGTGAGAGAGTCTAGCACGATGAGCGTGGGCTGATAGAGGATAGCCTCGTCAAGAAACTTGTCGAATCTACGATCCAGCCTCACTCCTTGCCGATGTAGATAGCGGACATTATCAAAGTGCTTGAGTCCCAACTGGTGAAGCCTCTGATATACAACATCATAAGGGTTCTCCTCGTCAACATACAATACCTTTCCGTGATGATTCAACGGCCACTTGATCCACTTGTCCTCACCATTGGCGATAGCAACCGCAAGGCTAAGGCTAACCCACGACTTGCCAACATTAGGCTCGCCAACAAGCAGAGTTGTATCACCCTTTGCAATAACACCATCCACCAACCATTCGTATTCGGGAGGCTCAGCCGTAAGGTCAAGAGCATTATAATTATATGCGCCTACACCAGCCTCTCCCATGAGAGACTTGAACGTATCCATTGTGTAGGACTCAAAGAACTCTACGATATCTTTCACATCGTCGGGGAGTACGAGGCGCTTTGCCTTTGCTCCCAACTTGCCGCGAATACTACCCCAAGCCTTCTCAATCTTAGCAGCAGTATTATAATCAGCATCATTGTCAAGGACAACATAGATAGTCTCGTAGTGCTTGAGCGCATCAGCGTCGGCGTCCGACAGGAGGTATGCGCCGGGAATGCCATAAACATTCTTGACGCCCTCCTGCCAGAGCCTCAGCGTATCAGTCTCTCCCTCTACAAGAAAACACTTATTCCAATCGTCCTTAGGTCCGGAAAACATACCAAGACGCACACCCTTCTCACTGGTAAAGCGACGCTTACCCGGACCAATATACCGCTTCTTCTCACCATTAGGATAAGGAAACACTACCCACTCGTAGTCATCATCAGAGCGGATACCGAACGCTTCTAGCGTGTCACTTGTAATTCCCTTGTTATACTCAAACCACTGCTTCTGTGTTTCCGTTAGCATACGATTACTCCATTACGCGGATAAAGACTTGGACCTGCTTGGTGTTACGATCACGAATCATTACTTGCCCGCCGTCACTGTCGCTGGACGTGGACGTGTTTCCCTCTACCGCCTTGAATACGCCCTTGCTGTTAGGCGGAGTGACGACGATGCCAACGTGATCGCTAACACCATCTCCCTGCCAGTCAAACATGGCAATATCACCAGTCTGCACATTCTCCTTAGGTACCACAGTAAGCCCGTTACGCTGAGCACGAGCATCATTCACCATATAAGGACAGTAAGCCCAGCGCTTGCCCTGACTGAAAGCCTTACTACCAGCCTTGACAAAACAATACGTAACGAACATAGCGCACCAAGGACCAACCATGCCATACCAAGAAGAGAACAACACGCGGTTGGAGTTAGGCGGAGACTCCTTAACGCCCTCAAACGATTGGGCGATACGAGTAGCCTCCTGCCGCATAAACACAGCAGGATTATTCTTACGCTTCTCAGCGCGACGCTTCATCAGTAGCGTAGGCTTCTTCTCTCCAGTAAGATACGAGTGCAGGACTGGACCATACACCTGAGTGCAGTGACGCTCCTGATAACCAAGCAACCACTTGGCCTGTGCTGCGGCGCGAGCAGTACGCTCGCCGAACACGCCATCAATCGGACCAACCCAAACACCATACTCTTTCAGCGCACGCTGCGCCTCTTTAACCAACTTCCCCTTACTAAGAGGACTAGTCAACTTAAGCGTTACCATTCATCTTCTCCTTAATTTTGCGGGCCTGACGGAGAGCCTTCGCCTCCATTTTCTTCTTACCACGCTCAAGGATCTTCTCCTTGTTGCGCTCCAACTTGTTCTTCTTAATGCTACCGGCGACTGCCATCAGTATCCTTCTCCTTCCAAATCTTACGCTCCTCCAGTAGAATCAACCTATCAAGATACCATCGTGCCTTCTGCAAATCCTGAATACCACCCTTCATGTTATACCTACTGACATACTTGATAACATTACCTTGGTGATAGTTAAGGTTCATGCCTTCGATGGCTTCGATAACTTCCATGCTACCCTGCATGTAGTGTGCAGGACTATTCACTTCATCATTCATATGGGATCTTCTCCGCCCAGTTAGTTGTGCTATACTCTACGTCTACCTCTAGAGGTACGATCTTATTGATCTTCTCGGAGATCATCAACTTGGGTACATTATAGCATACGAGATCCATTTCTTCAAGGGTTACATCAAGCATGATCTCATCATGAATGATGTTAACGATATGTGAACCATATGGTTCAAGGAATGTGTTGACGTTGACGACAGCCTCTCGCATGATATCCGCTGCGCTGCCTTGGATAAGCGCGTTCAGCGCCTTGTGCGAGTCTTGTACGTGTAGACGCCTGCCATGACTAGAAACAATATAACCTCTAGTAGCCAGAGTCCTATCAATAACATCCCTAAGCCTGTTAATACCCGGTCGTGTATCATGATAATTCTTTAGTAGTTTGCGTGCTTCTACGAAGGATACGCCCAGTTGGGCCATAATCGTTTTATTACCTCCGCCGTAGATAATGCTGAAGTTGAGTGTCTTACCGATTTGACGCTGCTCGTCTGTGACGCTACTCGTGTTGAATAGGCCCTTGGCAGTCTCAACATGTGGATCCAATCCGGCTTTGATCTCATGTACCAGACTGGCATCGCCGATACCCACGGCAAGGTAGAATGCGAGCAACCGTACTTCGACGGCTTTATAATCACAAAATACGTACGCTGCATTCTTCGGTAGAAATGCACGTTTGACATCTTTTTGACTCCTTGGAATATTTTGTACGTTCACGAATACTTCTCCCTAATCCTATCCGCGTACTCTTGACTAATCTCTGCGACGCGCCCCTGAATCTCAGCATTATACACTCGCTGAGCAGAGTTAGAATTAATATACTGCTTATACAACAACTTATTGATATGCTTTGTTTTTGTATGTAGAGCAGTGCGGACGATCAACTCGTAATCATCAGCGACCCGCAGCATAGGATTATGCCCATTAAGTTCACGATAAACACTAGCGCGCCACGAACGAACATGATTAGGTACGCTAACGATATGACTCAAAGTTGTAGCATTAATCTCTGGGGCTTGCATAACCCACAGACCATGCTCATCATCATAATACTCTTTGCCATAACCAAACGCCCAGCCGTCAGGATAACGATGCGACTCTCCATTAGGGTGAATCTCACTACAATCAGAGTAAGCAAAGCCAACTTCGGGGTCCTGAAAAGCCTTGTTAATCTCCTCTAGGGCGTTCGGAGTCAACTCGTCATCATGATCCAACTCTACAAGAATATCTCCTTTGGCTATCATAAAACCCCAACGCTTGACCTGTCCGATGATACCAGAATGTACGTGACTACGAAACAGACTGATATTGTATCGCTCATCAGAGCAGAAACCGTAGACTTGTGACCACGTACTTGTGGTATACGAGTCATCCCAGACGATCCATTCCCACGGCCAGTACGTCTGATTCTTTAGACTATTCCATGTTCGCGCAAGAGTATCAGGACTAGTTTCGTAGGTAGGTGTGATAATACTAATCATTTGTTTGTCCTTCTTCTAGTGCATTAGTCGCTGCGGAAAAGCGTCTTTCAATAGCATCAAGACGCTCTTGTAGTTCACAAATCACACTGAACAGTCCGATAACCGATCTGTTGGTTACCCATCCGGGATCACCATTGGTTCTCGTCCAATCAATCAGTTCTTGCGCTTCTTGGTGTTGAGTTTTGTCGCTCATGCTTCTGCGCTCCCACTACTCATACGACCAGTTCTCGTGCCATGCTGACGGAAGTTAGGATGAAGAATACCATCTTTAGCCTCCTCATGCAAAGCATCAAAGTATGTAGCCTTGATCTTGTTAGCCTCTCGCAACTCTACAATCAGTCGTGCCAGTTCGTCGTCCAGCGCGGAGAGCGTGGCCTTGTCTGTCTTTCCAACATCCACGCCTCGTTCTGCGAGTGTGTGTAGAATTTGTTGGGGCGACTGTGGGTTGAACGCATCGCCAGCAAGTTCCCCAATACGACGCTTAAGTTTGTAAATCCGATCACCATACTCCTTACGCTTTTGTGTTACATACTCTCGATCAACAATCATACCTCTGGCTTCAATACCAAGCAAGGCAATAGTTAGGTTCTTCTCAATCTGGTAGAGAGGATACAGATCCTCAGGCAATCGCTTCTCAAAGTAACGATATAATCTAAGAGTAAACTCTGCGTCCTTCTGTGCGTACGGTGCAAGGATATCGTGAGGGATAGGCTCGTAGCCCTCCTCCTTCTTCACCTTGTTCTTCCTACGCCACGTTCGCAGTACCTCATCCTCGTCTGTCTCCTCGTTAAGATACAATCGGGCGAGATGCTTCAGGCTGGTAGACTCCTGCTCATTATACAAGTGAGCCATAGCCTGCGTATCCTCAAACTTCTCAACGAATAGGCTGAGGCTGATACCCGCACGACACAACTTTTGAATATCAAACTTGGCGTTATGCATGATAATCTTATCAGCATCATGCAAATACTGCTCTGTATCACTTATGATATCATACCACTCGGCGTCTGATACTTGTCGCTTATCAAACACTACGGACTTTTCATGCCAAGCAATACTAATCATAAAAGCCTCGTCATGCCAGCCTACACCAGTAGTCTCAGTATCAATAGCCAGTAGACCCAAAGCCATTACTCCCACGCATAGAATGAATAATCATACTATCATCACGACTAAGATGATGCTGCTCAACAGGAGCGATAAATAGTTGGGCTATACGCTGACCATCTGTAATACCCCAGTTCTCATCACTCATATTAGCCACAATAATATTAAGTTCTCCTGCATAACCAGCGTCAATAACTCCCGGAGCATTAAGAACAAACATGCCGGTCTTCGCCGCTAGACCACTACGACTCATGATAAGGCCACAATAATCATTAGGAATATCAATAATCAATCCGGTAGGGATTGTAGCCCATTTCCCAGCAAGAACAGGAAAATTACCATGCGCACACAAATCCCAACAAGCATCACTATTGTATACTCGGTAAGGATCATGAGCAGACTCACTGATTTTCTTATACTTAATGATCACAGCAGGCCCATGCCCTCCAACGCTCCACGAAGATTAGCCGGAGTAACATCCTTGATATCAAAAAAGGAAAGCATGTTCTCCTTGGTCGCATCCTGACCATTACGCTCAAGCACAGTCACAACCAACTCCTTAAGACCAGCATCACTCTTCATAGCCTTACGCTGAAGCGCCACGAAGTCGCGCTCCTCCTCGTCCCACAGGTAGAGAGCGATACCGAACTGGTGGCACGCCTTCTTCAAAGCCTCAGCCTGAGCGGTCTTGACGGCCGTGTCAGGATCAAAATTAATACCAGCACCAATACCATCACGGCTGATAATACCACGCTGAGTGGTCAGGAAACTATCATCATCCTCACCAATACTAATGACACCAATATCATCAAGCACAACCGTGAGAGTGCCCTGAACGATGGCAAGATACTGCGGCTTGCCGCTGCTAGTAGTGGGAACATCGGTCTTCAACTTCCACGAGTTAACACCCCACGCCCACTTGTGCCCAAGCACAGTGTTCAGACGATTAATGTAACCATCAATACTAACATAGTCCTGCCCAGACTGATTCTTCTTGACAAGACTAGGATGAAACTTCTCAGTAAGTTCCATAGGGATCATGCGTCCTCCTTGGGGACAGGCCAGTAGTAATCGTATACTGCTGGAGAGTTCGGATAAATACTATTATACCACGAGGGATCTTTGTATACAAGGGCTGACTTGTGTGAGTCATGCACACGATTATCGCCCCACCAGTGTGGCAACTCTACACTAGCCTTAGAATCAAACGCATCAAGATACACAAGGACAGTCTTATGAAAGCACGTATCCTTATAGCCACGACGCAACCACTCGTTACACGTAGCATTTTGATAATCAAGAAGCGCACGCTCATAACCACGCCACATACGAGTAGCGGGATGATTAACCCAACCCTTAGTATACAAACCAGCAAGAGCCTTCATAATCTGAAGTGTTTCTACACGCTGCTTACCAAGGCGCTGGCGATCAAGCACACGAACACTATGCTCAAACGTAGGTTCAGGAACGAACGTCTGCACGCATTTCTCCCTTCTTAATTTCGATTGCCTTCTTCAAACCCTCGTACCCGATAGGAGTGATAAACCACTCGCCACGATACAACTCTACCCAACCCATGCTAGCAGCAAGAGCAAGCACATCAGCATCAATCTCTACATGACGACGCCAAGGCTTATACCTATGATAAAGTTTCTTAAACATCGGGAAGCCCAATTATATCCATAATATATGCCTCGCTAAACGATTCGGTAGACAACTCGCCGTCCTCAAACGTAGCCATCAGCATACGCTTTTCTTTGCTACAACCACACGAATCATACTCGTGCTCATCATTAATCTTCCACGGACAAAACAAACTAGAATAGTGAGGGGTGTACCACAACTCGTACTTCTTACCCTTCTTCTTCCACTTAGCCTCACCCTGCGGCGGAGCCGGACCAATACCAGACTCAGCATACCATTCGATACCAGCATGAACCTCACGCATCCGATCAAGAATAATCTCCTCGCTCAGAGGCTCAAACTCCATAAACACAGGCTCAGCCCAGCGCCTACGATAATCAGGCGACGAAGGAAGATACAAGATAGCAGTCTTCCAATCCTTATCAACAGGCTTAGCAGAGAAATGATAATACGCGCTAACCTGAAGGACATGCTCAGGCTTAGGCTCATCATGCAAATACTCCATACCAGTACCGCTGATAGTCTTATAGTCTAGGATCCAATGCTGTCCTTCATGCAGGATATAAGCATCAACTGTACCAGTCCACTCGTAACCGTCAAGCGTGGTGCTGACTGGCTTCTCAGGCCAATATAAATCTACCATATCATGCATCATAGCATGGACAGTCTCGTGTACGCCAGTACCTTGCAGGAGAGGGAAGACATTACCCCACGGCTGCTCGTCCTTGACTGGGTAGCCAAACCTATAGTAAAGGGCTGTGTGCCTATCGTGCTGGAGATGCTGCGAGAAGTGCAACTTACCATCATTACGCGGGGCTGTGATAGCCTGCTTGAGATCACTAATCAGCGTTTTCATAATCCTCCAGATAATCTTCCCAATCAGAGCACATGATACCATTACCATCCTCAACCTGAACATACACACCACCATCAGTATGCACTCTAGCATAAATACTTAGCAAACGCTGACCATTGTAAAACAAAGCCGACTCATTATCATGCGAATCACCTTTGCTGACAAACTTAAACATCATGCTCCTTGATTACAGTAGCCCGCCACGCAGGACGACCACTATTCTTGAAATGCCTACGCCAAGCCCACACCTTATACCCATGCTCATACAACAACTTAGCAGCATCATTCAACGAAGACACCTTACCAACCTTCTCACCATCAACCTTGATATACCAATACATCTGAGGCTGCATACCATCCGGACGACCCGGCTTCTGCTTATACACAACCGTAGCCTCATGCTCAGTACGCTTCTTCTTAGACACCAGACTCCCAATCAGTATTAGTATAATAGATCATAGGATTACGAGTATCAAGATACTCACGATAAATACTGCGCAACTCCATCAAAAGTTCCATGTAATACTGCTCATCATCATCAGGATCACAATACTGATTGTAGTAATCGTCATAATCCCAATAAGGATAATCATCACTAGTCATCAAGTCCCACCTTATCAAAGTAGTTGTCATGCATTTCATACTCCTTATCAATCATCTGTTGAATATCAGCAAGGATAAGTTTGATACATGCTCTCTCCTCTAGAGAATCATTATGAATATAGTGATTCAGGTAAATCTGTTGGTATACATTCTCATAGGCTGTAGCATACATGATGTTCCTTTCACTAGTGATAACGATATTGTAGCATGATTTATTCCCAGACGCAAGTAAATGTTTTGTAATATGTTTGTTAGTATGGACGTAGAGAGAATCGAACTCACATCTGCTGCGTGCAAAGCAGCGGTTTTCCCATTAAACTATACGCCCTATACTGGGGGACTAGGATTTGAACCTAGATACCGGGGACCAAAACCCCGTGTCCTGCCGTTAGACGATCCCCCAATGGAACCGATAGGGGTCGAACCTATACCTTACGGGTTAAAAGCCCGATGCGCTGCCATTACGCCACGGTTCCCTACTGGGGGTGTAAGAATCGAACTTACATTCAACGGTTAACAGCCGTTTGTCTTGCCGTTAGACGAACCCCCATATGGCTGGTAGGAGTCGAACCTACACATAACAGGGTAGAAACCTGTTGCACTATCCATTATGCTACAGCCATTTATGGAACCACTAGGATTTGAACCTAGACTTGACAGATTAAGAGTCTGCTGCGCTACCATTACGCTATGGTTCCTTACTTGAGCAGTTTAATGTCATGCTCAGGACGGGGAGAAACATACCTGTAGTTCCTGCTGCCCCCAAATGCGGGTGGAGGGAATCGAACCCCCACACCTTGCGGTACCTGATTTTGAGTCAGGCGCGTCTACCAGTTCCGCCACACCCGCTAACCGCTAGGCCGGACTACCTCGGAAAGCAATCCAAACCGCAGCCTGAGTATCACGAGGAGAGATACCAAGCACGTCGGACAGCGTACGCACAGCCGACTCAACCTCACCACGGATACGATTGTTCACATCACTACCATAACCAGCAGCCTTAGACATAATACTATCCACAGTCACAGGATCCTGATGACCAAGAATATTCAGGTAAAAGTTAGTCACCTTCGGACCAGTCACATGACGGCTGTAGTACCTATCATTGGCGACGAGCATACCCTTAGCGACATTAGCACTAAGGATACCATAGGATGCACGACGCTTATGCGCAGGCTTGAACGCATCCTGAATGATACCATAGGTGGCATCAATATTCTTAGACCAACGAGCACGAGGGCTGGTGACAGCAAGCACAGCAGCCACGCGCTCAGGAGTCACGGGGTACTCCTTCGATACATCAAGACAATACTGCCATGCATCCGGGTACCAGATCGTACCCTGAGCGATAGCCTTATCAATACCATAAGCGGATAGCGTATGGTAATACTTGTTAGAAATAGTAGTCATTACTCAGTCTCCTCAACATAATCAATCTCGACGTTACAAGTATCCCAATCAAGGTAATAGTTGCACAGACCCTCGTCAGCCACCATATCGGGAGCGATCTCCTGAGCAGTCTCCTCGTCAGGCGCCTCCACGGTAATCGTAAGATACACAGGAATAGTCATGCTGACACGATACTCACCGCAGAGATCACTCCTATCAACCTCATACCCAAGGCGATGACAAAGATCAAGAACAGTATCAGCATCCACACCAGTATCCTGAAGCGCATACTTCGCAGCCTCAGCAATAGCATTGGTATCGCCGCGCTCTACTGCACGAGTATGAAAATGATCAAGCATACCATGCATGATACTAGCATCAGTCGCATCAGTATACGACTTAGCCTTTACATCATTATACAGCGTACGCATATATGTCAACTCGCGCTCAAGATCCTGAATCCTCTGAACCTCAGCGGACATATCCATTCTAATCATCTCCTGTTGTAGATAACCCATTATCGCTCGTACCCATCCCACGTCTCTAGTCTATCAATAATCTCATTCCTAGCAATCTGTATGGCATCAAGATAATCCCATGCCCTAGCATCAGCCGAATCAGGCGCAGGATAACCCGGATCATACCCATCAAAAGCCTTATCAATATGCTTATATGCCGAATCAATACAACTAAGTGCATTTATCAACGCCCTAGCAGCATTATCCAAGTTATCAATCTTACTCATTATCATACCTCTCAATCGCAGCGTAAATATCAGACACGACCTGAAGCAGCGCATCCATATCAGCGATCACACGAAACGCATCATTAGGTGCAAGATACTGCGCATCCAGCCGCTCCTGAAGCAGCGAATCCTCCGCACGAGAAGCAACCTCGTACAAAAGATTACGATCCACATCAAGCATAACCATAGGCTTCTCCTTCACACTATCATCCATCCACGAATCACCCACAACCACAGTCACTAGAACCACCCCACAATCTCATCATGATACTTCGGATCAACCATCATCTTCTTAGCCATCTCATCAATATCCGCCGTGATCTCAGCGTAATCAGACTCACGCTCAACCAGATCCTCAAACGAATCAAACTCATCCCACTCGTAACCAGTAAAATCATCCATCATGATCCATACTCCTTTGTAGTAAATGTCCATCTCAGTCAGCCCCTCTATCCCTCTATAGATAATCTCTTCACTTCGTTCAGAGATTATCTTAGAGGGTATAAAGGCAGCGGCTTTCACGCCACAGCGTACGCATCCTCAAGGACGAAGTTGGTAGCAGTCTCCGCCATATTAGCAGCGGAGATGAGCAGCCCCGGCTCCTCCTTGCACTTGTTCGCCCAGCCCTTCAGGTACGCAGCGGACTGCTCCATGTCAGGCTCGCAGCCAAGGGAACCGCAGAGCATGGCGCTACCAAACTCGGCGACCAACTCCTCCTTAGCATACTTGTCAGTACCAAACCCAGCCTTCTCCAGCCGGTTCAGGCGCTTCTCCGCACCAGTGGCATGGATGATCTCGTGAGCGAGAGTCTGAGCATACCACGACTCACGCTTGAACATATCAGGCATGGGCATCTGAATGGTATCAACCGCCGGGATGTAGCAGGCACGATTACCACCATACTCGTACGAGTGGAGATTATCATGACACCACGAATCCAGCACGCTGATAGCGGACGAGCATGTACCCTCATCCTCCTGCTCAGGAGTCTCAACCTCAGCATCATACTCGGGCAGACCCTCTACCTGAGTAGCGTGATAAACCCTGTAGTAAATGACCTTCCAGAAAGTGTAAGTCTCTACCTCACCTTCATCGTTCTCCTTGTCAAATTTTGCAGGAGCATTATACACTACAATGGTGGACTTACTACCCTTGATGACCCTAGCACCAAGATCCTTCACGTTGTTGAACGTGAACCAGCGGGGATCCCTAGTACCCATCGTCTCCTGAAGATAGCCAAGATACATGCGGTTGAACCCGTTATACATGCGGCCACTCACACCATTCTGCGGCTGATAAGCCTTACTAATCACCCACGGACGCTGCCAAATAGCCACGCCATTCTCCATCTGCTCAATCAGACCCGCAGTCACCTGCTCGTACAGTTCCTTCTTCAGTTCCGGCTTCATATCAAAGACCTCCATCAAACGACGTGAGAACAGCACAAACAACATCTACCAAACTATCAGCATCATGAGCATAGATGGACACATTACCATCCTGCTCATCATACATGAACTCAAGGTTTACACGCTGACAAACC